TACCATCAACTGAAAGCCCGATAAAGGGAATACTGGACAATGTTTTCCCTCTCTGGCTTGGTAATATCTCTTCAGCTACCTTGTACACTTGTTCCGCATTTTTTTTCCATATCCTTACCAGATATTTACCATCTTCTTCCAATAACTCTCGATATTGAGTCTCATACTCACTGGCATAAAAATTATCAGGGTTGGTTTTTCTATACTCCTCCTTGAGGATAATCCGATCATCCATCCAGTTGGGTATCTGTTCTGTCGTATAGCCCGTCAAATAGGGTCTATCTCCATTATGATCTACTAATATTCCCTGCCTGCCCATCAATATTTGCTCTGATAACAAATAAAATACAAAATCGTTCAGATGCACACCTGTTCCAGTTATGTCCTTAGTCCACTCATCATTACCATTCTCAATCACAGGATTAAGCCTCATTACAGCCCCGGTCAACCCATCTACAGTCCTCTTGACCGCATTAAAGAATGACGCACGTTGCCTATATGCAAAATAGGAATCATCGCTTTGCCGGGACAATTTTGGGAGATAATCTGTTCCTTGAGCTTTAACCGCATCCTCACCTTGATAGCAATTTCTGCATCTTTTCCATTGTTGGACTAAACTCTTGTACTGTGGATGTTTACTTTCAATCATATCCCTATCACCTTTGATATTAATGGTTTTGTGTTTTTACACTTTATCATTGGCTGAAGTGCATACCTTAATGCGTCTATGAAGTGATTATGTGCATCGACTATATGTGGCAAAACATCACCTGTTGCTCTATCTACCTTGTAACTATATTTAACAAACTCACTTGCCACCTCTAAACACCTTGAATGTATATAAATTTGCCTGAAACTTCTAATGAATTCAATCCCATCCTCAACACTACCTTTCCATTTATACACTGATTCTATTTTATAACCTTGTCTTTTTATAAAACTGATACTCTCTGGTCTAGCTGAATCTGCCCTTATTGTGTATTTTTTTGCTTCTGGTATGGAATCTATTAGCTTATAAGTGTTGTCTAATTCTACCTGCCTACCGCCTGCTTCATAATCTATGTATAAGATGTTATCACAAACATAGCATCTTAACACCGCTGTAGGGTCTTGAGAGAAACCCCAGTCTAATCCATAATAAAACACAGTTCCTTCAGGGGCAACAAAATCTGTTATATGGAATTTGTGTCTGAATATCTGCGACACTGAGAAGGTTTTACAGTCTCCTTCCCAAATGTGCTTATAATGGTCATAGTCCTCTGCTTTCAGATAGTTCAGTTCAGCCTTTAACTCATCACCTAAGAAAGGGTTTTCGTCATAATTAACCTTCCTTAAAAAACAATCATTTCTATGGTTGATTACAAACTTTTGGTAAGTCGGGTCTGATTCTAAATTTGGATTAAAACTCACCCATATCTCTGAACCTTTCTTACGGATCGTCGGAACTAATATATCCCATGACTCACTACTAATCCTCTGTGCTTCCTCTACCCAACAAATGTCTACACCTTCTAATGACTTAATCTGCATTGGGTCTTGTTTTAGACCGTGGAAGATAAATTCTGAACCGTTGTTTCCGCAGATACCATCTCTTGTGACTGTAAAAAACTTTTGTAAATTGTTAGCTTCTATACAACTACTTAACAACTTATGTACTGAATCCCGCAATGATGCCTGAACTTCTCTTGTACACAACACACGGGTTTTTTTTCTTGCAGCAATAATCAATAAAGCATAAGCAAATGACCATGACTTACCAGCACCTCGACCACCGTAATAAACCTTATATCTTTTGGGCTTAAATAATGGCCTAAATGCTTTTGATAATTTTATACGACCACGTTGGTTTTCCACTATCCTATGAATTGAACTTCCAAACTCATATCAGCATCTAAAGCTATTTCTTGCTTATCGGTTTGACCCAGAATGTTCTTACCCAGAAATATCTGCATTACGATATTTCCCTTTTCAGCAGATGCCCATTGAAGCTGCCTTAATCGCAATTTCTGCTCTGATCTTCCTTTTGTCAGATATTCGGAATAACTGTGCCGGATTGTGCTTTCATCACACCCATAAAAATCTGCTATTTCGACATTGGTACAGCCAAATCTTGCGAGATTTTGAACTTGTTTTTTGTCGATGTTATACTTTTTCGGTCTTGCCATCTAACTTTCCCGCCTTGTTCCCGGTGAATTCTTCCCAGCGTTTAACAATTACATCGCAGTCAGTAAACACCATATCAGCCTTCTGCCCATCCATCAATCGTTCCACATCTTCCTTCTTTGTCGCATCCCCGCACAACAAGCGGTGGTTGCCCAGTACCCATATATCCCCTGCCTTGCATATACTTTCTTCTGCCTCTGGAACATCATTAGTCAGCCCTGCTATCGGTTCGGCTTTTATATCATCTTGATTTGGCCATGCATCTACACCCCAATCAGTAAGTTGAACGCTATCCCATTCATTTGCCAATATGTCCCAATCCCATTCTCCATAATTTGTATTATCTTTAATTACAAATTCTTTTTTTTGTTCTTCAGTAAGTCCTTCAGCTATTTCAATCCACACCTCTTTAAGCCCTGCATCTTTACTTGCCTTCAATCTCTTATCACCACCAAGCACCATCATATCTTCATCAACTACAATAGGTCTCAGCTTTAGCATTTCAGGGAACTCTTGCAGTGACTTAACAAGCAAATAGTATTTGTGGTCTTTGATTATTCTAGGATTATTGGGGTTTTCCTTGATTTTACTTCGCTTAACTTGTTGTTTCATAACTCTATGATCTCAATTCCAATCTCTATTTTGCCATCCTTGAATGTGTCCATTCTTCTCACCCTGAGATCATCAATCAACGAATCATCCTTGAACACCTTTGCATCTTCCAACGAATCCAAGATGGCTTTTAGTACATTGTCCAAATCCCTGCGCCTGTTATCCGGCGGGAAAACAAGTATATCCACTTTCAATCGACAGTCCAACTCCACCCTTATCCCCTCATTCCGACAGGAATATGCCACATCTTTTGCATAACTTGTGCCTTTTGGCGATTTAACCATTCGCCCGCGCCACATCCGGTAGTATTGATTGACTGATGGAGGATAAGGAAGAATCAAGTTTAGCACAAAAAACGCCCGGTGCTGGTCGCTGCTATTTCAAAAATGTTATCAATCTATCTTGTTGTGCGAGAAAACGCTCTTGCTTCCCGAATTGTTTCTCCCATGTTTTCTGGCCGATCGCGTGGATACCGTATTCACCAGTGTGATGCTCCTCGCAAAGCGCGATTGTGTTTGTCCAGTGTGCTCTTTGGCCAATTCCACGATAACGCAAGCCTATCAGATGGTGAATTTGCGCTGGTTTTCTACAGACTGCACACCCCAAATCTGACAATCTTTCATATCTTGTGCGCTCGTCTTTTGTCACCAATGATTCTCTCCCATACAACCACATCGTAATTGAAACTGGTGTATTGAACATCTGACACGGAAATCCGCGCCGACCATTTTCAGTCTTTATGCTCATCAAGGGATATTATTGCCCTGCAAATAATATTTCCTCTTGTGCATCATCTTTGTAAAAGGATGATCTTGTTGTTGTGTAGTCTTGCCAATCAATAAACTCATAGTAATGTCTGATCACCCATCGTTGAAATCTCTTTAATTCTTTGCTTTCGTTATTGTAAATCATCGGATATGGAACACAACCTAGATCATTCAGCATATCGAAACGATACATAATGTCTTCCATAGTCTCGTTTTTCTTATAGCCTATCAACATATAAACCATAAGGTGTCTAGGTGGAATGTCATTTTTTAACAGCTTATCTACACCTCTCAAAAAAATTTTCTCATCTCCAAGATTATCCCAAGCTGTGTAAAGCCTTCTCGTTTTGAAATCTACATCATAATATTTAATGCTTGGTAGTGTTTCAGCAACCTCATCGGTAATTAAGCGTATGTTAATTCCTTGATTAAAATTCACCTTGTACTTTCCTTCGATTATTTGTTTACTTTTAACCTCCCAATCGGGCTGACCAAAGAAGTCATTATCAAGCAATAGAATGTTTTTCGGGTGGGGATTGCCTCGCCATATTTCATCTATCCAATTGCTATGTGAATTCTTCCCCTCTTTTTCGCCGACAACACAAAACTTACATTTTAGTCTACACCCTCTCTGAGAAAATCCAATACTATTTTCAAACTCAGGATAAATTTCATAATCATAATTTTCGTAAACTGGACTACCTATTAAATGTTCAACAGTTGTTTGATTATTAAAACCAGTACCGCCCACAACAGCATTAGGAAATGAACGGAGAAACCTATCTCTCTTATCTTTGCTAAAGGTAAAAATTGATGAACCATATACAATGTCATAATCTGGCTCAAACATATCTTTTGTTGCTGCTTTGTAAAAGTGTACTTCATCGCCTTTAGCCTTGTGGTAATGAGATAATTTCATTAGGGCAAGGTTAGGCAATGTGCCATCTAACTGTGTGAGTCTAACTTTTTTCACATTTTCCTAGTGCCTCATATACGAGTTCAACTTGATTTACTAGCAACCACTTCAAAATAAACTCTGTTGTGAAGTACGTTTCCTTTGCATTTCTACATACTCTGGATTAAGTTCACACCCTATCCATGACCTACCAAGTGATTGAGCAACCATACCTGTAGTGCCACTGCCCATGAATGGGTCTAGGATTATTCCTTTCTCTGGGCAACCAGCCAATACCATAGGTTCAATCAAGTGTGGTGGGAACACTGCAAAGTGTGCATCTTTATATGGTGACGTATTCACTGTCCACACTGAACGCTTGTTCTTTCCGTCTGGGTTTGGTCTAATGTTTCTATCACGATAGGTTGTATGACCAGTACCTTCGTCCCAAGTAGAATGCCCTTTTGCTTTTAATTTTTCACCACCCCAACGGTTTATTGGTTCTGTGTATGGGACTCTTATTGCTTCATTATCAAAGAAGTATTTAGATTTCTTTGACATTAAAAAGATATATTCATGTGCCTTCGTACATCTATCAGTTACAGGTTCGGGCATAGGGTTTGGTTTGTGCCAGATAATATCTTGTCTAAGTATCCAACCATCGGCTTGCAATGCGAAAGCAACACGCCACGGGATACCCACCATACTTTTTGTAGGTAAGCCCTCAACTTTTTTGTCTGGTCGCTTTGCACTTTCCTGT